ATGTCCGCATCTCCGTGCGGCCAGAGTCTTGCGAGTCTTGATGATCGCCATAGTTGGTGTCCATTCGAGTGCTTCCACTCGCGGCGATCATCGGTGAAGTCTTCTCCGTAGACTGCTATGTGGTAATGGGGCCGATGCGTTCGGTCTCCATATTCTCCACATGCGTAGTATTTGACCCCCTTGCCTGACCTTCTTCTCGTCTCTTCGTTGAGACGTTTGGTGAATTGCTGTAAGTCCCGTTTCTTTAGTGTTGCCGCCTCTGTCTCTTTGATTTCGTGCGCGTGCGTTTCCGCGTGTGCATGTCTATCTAGTGTGGGCGGCAGTTCTTGACGGGGCGTCGCGATCGCGCTGAGGCTTTGCGAAGCCGCGATCGCGTTTGGCAGGTGGTCGTTGTTGTAAGTTAATGTTATGAAACTTGTTTTCTTGTGTAGTTGGGCCTCAGCCATGAGGCGGACCGCCCATTGTCTGGAGCGTTCCAACTTGCACCCTGTGCATTTCCCGCATGGTAGCGGGAAGTCTTTGTAGTTAGGCGGGAGCGGTGGAATCCGCCCCGCCGATTTTTGTATGTGACCGTAGTAGGTCACTGCCCCTGTGGGGCTTTTTCTTCCTGTGCCCGGCTTGTAGCAGGGCACGTTAGAGTCGTCCGCCGCCTCGGGTCGGACGTGGGGCGATGTTGATCGCCTTGGTTTTCGACGCTTGGCGTCGGAACTGTTTTGCTCCTCGATGCTTGTTCATTCGGTGACGCATGATTTTCTCCGGTTGTCAATAGGAAGGGGGCCTTTCGGCCCCCGATTTGGCCTCGCGAGGCCGTTTTAGCACACTTCGTTCCTTGGTGTAAGTGTGCTGACTGACACGGGGTCTATTTTCCCCCTGTGTCTGTCTTGGAGGCCCGTAGGGCCTCTGTGGCGGCCTTTTCTTGGGCCGCCTTGTCCCGGGCGGCTTTTGCCGTTTGGGCTGTCTCCTCGGCTGCCTTGCGTTCGTTGGAGACGTCTATGCCGAGTTGTTCGAGCGCGTCCGCGTCCTTCGCTTCTGTGGCTTTGACCACGGCGTCGGCCCACCTTGTTGGGTCGTTGAGGTGTTCCGCTCGTTTTTTGGCGTCGAGCTCGTAGAACACTTTGTTGGCGATCGCGACTTTCGATGCCATTTCAAAGTAGGTGGTTTTCCCGCTGGTGTCTGCGAAGTGTTCCGGTAGTACGGGTGGCGGCAGGTCGCCGCCTCGCATGAATCTTTCGAGTATGACGTTGATGTCGGCGTCCTCTTTGAATTCCTGTTTTGTTAGGGACGGGTCTCTGCAATAGAGGCCTGTCCTTTCGCTTTCGAAGTCGGTGTCGTGGTTGAAGGGTGTCTTCCACTGTGGAGTTTTGTTTTCGACGAGTTCTCCGTCGGGCATTTTGATTTTCATTTGGTGAGTGTCCTGAATAGGTCGATGAGGGTCTTCATTACCGATTGCATTTTGCCGGCTTCGATGCCTCCGATTTCGGAGACGTTTTGTAGCGCGTCGACGTCGAGTTTCTTTTCGCGCGCTTGCTCGTGTACGAGCTGGACGAGGCTATCGATGGTTCGTTCGAGTTTGTCGGCCTGTTGTGCGCTGAGGTGTGTGCGGCCGATGACGTTCTCGATTTCTGCTCTGGCGCGCTCTGGCGCCATTTTGAAGAGTTCTGCTTCGCTGGCGATTTTTCCTTCTTTGTTGCCTTCGACGATGTCGGTTGCAACAGTTTGGGCGCGGGTTGCCGCGCTTTTGTTGATGGTGTCGGCCTTGATGTTGTCGAGTTGTGCTCTGAGCATCAGAGCGCTTTGGATGTTAGGAGCGGTGAATTTCACTCCTTCGACTCTTGCTGGGCTGATGTTTGGCGTCGTGGCTTCGCTTCCGTTGACGAAGGCTGCCGCTGGGTTTCCCCCCGCGGCTTCGATGTCTCGTCGTCTGCGTTGTACGGCGGTGTTGCTCATCATTTCTTCCCATTGCTGCTGTTCTCTTTGCAGCCTGATGTTTGTGCGGTTGGCTTTGTGTTGGCCGTGCGCGTTGATTAGCGAGGTTCCGACCTCGCCTGCTATTTGTCCGACTGCTGCCCATCCGGCCATTTGCGCTTCTCCTGTTCTTGAAGTAGATCGGCTAGCAGGTCGTCTGCGTGGAAGCCGATTTGTACTGGATTGAGTTTGATGGCGCGAGGGTGGTAATTCCAGCTCGCGACCATTGCGTAGAAGAATCTCCATTGGTCTTTGTTGTTCATGGCTAGAACCTTGTCAGGCCCGGGATTCCGTATGCGGGCAGTGCTCTCGCGACGGTGATGCTGAAAGCGAAGTCCGCGAGGATTTGTTGGTTGGCGGTTGCGGCTCCTGCTGTGAAGTTTCTTTGCACTACGGTTGCGCTGTCGTCCGTGATGAATGTGCTGTTTAGGGTAGGTAGGCCGGTGAAGCGCTGGGCGCTGTGCCAATAATCAATAGTGCCAGCACTAGTAGAACGGTATAGCCCAGTAATGCGGCTAGGGATGTGCCTGTATTCATCCCACCTTGGGATGTATCCGAATACGTTGGCGTCGTTGGCGCTTCCGTCGGCGTAGACCTCTCTGTTGAGGAGTGCTTGTTCCCCGAGATTTGCCAGCAATGGGACGGGGTAGTCATATCGCGCGGATCTGCTCCACATTTTGCGCAGGCCCTGTTGGTACGTGAGCTCAGCTCTGGCGGAGACGAGTGTGAGGATGAATCCGTGTTCGGTGGCGCTGTATGTGAAGCCGGTTTTGCCGGTGATGTGGCCGCTTGCCGATAGGTTTCCAGCTGGTGTAGTACCTCCTGTAAGTCCTGTAGCCGACGTTTGAGGTATGGCGGTAGTGAGGATGTTTGCATGTCCGCCGCCGATGAATTCGGGCCTTTGAAGTCTTGCATCTGGGCTCCTTACTCCGAAGTGATTGAATACGAATTCTGTGTATCGGGTGCCTCCTCGAGCGTCTTTCTCGAGGTATTGCTGTAGCGTGATTGCCTGTCGGAGTTGGTTGATGGTGGCGGCTGTGGCGGTAGTTAGGTCCGCGTAAAGGTTGCTTGGGTATAGTGGGTCGGCGGCTCCGGCGACGGCTGCTGTGGTGCTCCACTCCATGTTTGGAGTCCCGGAGGCGGCGTTGGTGACCATGAGATGTTGATTGACGCCTGGCGCGCCGCCGCCCACCGAGTCTCTCCACTGGATGCCTGGGCTTGTACCTGTGATGAGAGGGGTCGCCTGAGCACGTACTGTTGCTTGTGTTCCCAAGGGAAGAGAGATAGCTGTTGCGCCTTTTTGTGGCCACGGGAGCGCTTGAGTGATGTAGTCGAAGCGTTTTCCTCTTGCGAGTAGGTTGTAGTTAGCGACCGCGTCTGGTCCGTTGCCTGCTGTTCCCGGGTTTTGCGGGATGACGCTGTTCTGGAGGTTTTCGTCTCTGAACCATGTGTTCCAGATGTAGTTATATGCGCGTAGCGGTAGTGCGTTGACGCTTACTGTGTTGCCTCCTCCGACTTGGCCGACGGTAGGTAGGCCCATGTAGTCGAAGAGTGTGTTGATGGGGAATCCGCCGGCGGCGCTGACGCATTGTGGTATGACGAAACTGATTGAGTCTGCGGGTGCGTCTTGTTCTCCCCAGAATCTGCTCGCGTTGCTCCATAGCAATCGCATTGGGCAGAAGAAGCTGAAGAATTCCAAGTGCCAGTTGTCTTGTACGGGCACGAGTGGGATTGCTGTTCTTGCGGCGGTTGTGATGCCGCATTTCCACGTGTCTCCCGGTAGCACTTCCTCGACGAGGATCGGTATGAGGTTGCTGAAGCCGAAGGCTGTTTTGAGGCCGTGTGGCATTCCGAAGACGGACCGTGGTACGTCCGCTCTTGGGTTCATTGCGAAGTCGTGAGCGCTCACGCTTCGTTGTTTCTGATTGGGTACTGACATTGTGATCTCCTCGGTTATTCGCGGTAGTTAGCGCCGACGGCGAGTTGTTTGCGGTTGTCGGCGTTGTAGAGCAGGAATGTGCCGTTGTCGTCGTTGTATTCTCCGACGTGCCACAGCTCGAAGTCTTCTGGGTGCTGTCCGAGAATGTTTTTCGGGTCTTTGTTTTTGCACTCGTCTCCGAATGATCGGATTGCGTGCCCGATGTGAGGCACGAACACTGGCATTCCGTAGACGTTGGCGACGATGTCTCGGGTGATGATGATTTGCAGTTGCATTGTTTATTCCAGCGACCGTTTCGTGGTGTTGAGCTTGGCGATTGCGACGGTCTCTCGGTCTTCCAAGCGTGCCGGGGTGTTGTCCTCGGCGTTGAGCGTGGCGGCCGCTTCGCGGTCCGCTTTGATGGTTGCGAGTAGATAGGGGTCTATCTGTTCGAGCAGTTTGTCGTAGTAACGGGGGGGCTTCGCGGGGTGTCCCCTGCTGATGATGTGATCGTGTGGATACACGTCGTCTTTAAATTCTTTAAACCACTCGGAGGCTATGCCGGGGCGTCTGCTCATGACGCTAAATTCCGGGTCTATCCGGTACATATTTCCCTCTCTATCTACTCTGTTATAGTGGTTCTCGGCCTGTGTGCCGGTGATTTTTTTCATGATGTAGCGCGCGATATACGCTGCGCTTTCGAATGTTAGCTCGCCGATGTCCGCATCTCCGTGCGGCCAGAGTCTTGCGAGTCTTGATGATCGCCATAGTT